GGCAACCTATGGGAGCTTACTCCTCGTGGGCGATGTTAGCTTTAACTCATCACATTGTGGTGCTTTTAGCTGCAAAACTTGCAGGTGTTAAGAATTTTACATCTTACGCATTGCTCGGTGATGACATTGTGATTAATCATGATGAAGTTGCTGAGAAATATGTACATTTGATGAGTACTCTAGGCGTAGCTATTAACATGTCAAAATCTGTTGTTTCTAGTCAATTATGCGAATTCGCTAAAAGATTAGTTACAACTGAATTTGAAGTTTCTCCGATTGGTGCTGGTAATTTATTACTAGTGTCACGGAAAACGAGCATGATAGGGGCTTTGCTAGCAGAGCTGTATAACAAATCAATCATAGTTGATTCTAAGTGTGGATCGCCAGCACCAAGAAAGGTGTTGACGTTCTGTCCGGTCAGCCCAAGCAGGTAATGACCTGCCGGACTGAATTCGGCGTGCCGGCTGGTGCCGACGTCGCCGATCCGGAAAGCGTCCGGGCTTGCATCGCGATGTATCTTGCTGCGCTTGCAGAAAGCGCGGATGATATCGCCGCCTCTATCATCGCGGGTACTCTCTAGCGCAAGCTAGGGTGTCCTTCGATGAGAAGAGGAAAACCACGAACTAACCGCCGTAAGGTGGTCTTCGTGGGTGGCGTAGCGGCTGCGTGCTACTTCGCACTCAGCCCTGAAGGCCAAAGATTCTGCGGCCTTCTTGCTGACCTTATAGCTCGAGCTTTCGGGCTCGTGCCGTAAACGTCAGGCCTACGTGATGCTTCTGCGAGAAACTAGGAGAAAGCTGATCTATGACTCAGTCGGATGAGCTCTTTTCTGACCTAATAGACGACCTCTCGGGATACCTTCCTCCTGGCTATAAGCCAGGCCAGGATTGGTCTCCAGAGCTATCGTACCACCAAGTCGCGGCTATCTCGCTGGTCAAGTCGTTCTACAAGAAGCGCAATGCTTCACGTAGGTCGACCCCAGAGGGAGACGCTGTGGCGTGGCAAAAGTTCCTTCGGTCTAACGACCGTTGCCGAACCTGGGCATTAGCTCGAAATACAAGTCTCGATGAAGAGCTCTGCGGCGAGTTTCAAAACTTGCTGTATCGGTTCTTCTACCCCGAGGGCTTTAACCTGGTTCACTCTGTC